GTATTCGCTTTTACGCCTATAGCCCAATAGGCACCAACCGACACCGGGTATCCAAACCAGACCTACTGACCCAACGCAACATGAAACAACCTGTTCATTCTAGGTATCGGACCAACTTCTCATTAAAGTATACTTCACCTGTAAAATCGGCCTCCTTAGACATGACGATCACCTGATTAGAGAAGCATATTGAGTTCAAGCGCTTTGGGGTACCATTGTGATACGTCAAAATTCCAGCATTCGTTACCTCTCCAGTGTCGCATAAGTGTGGTGGTGGTTCTCTCCAGTACCGCTCATCTGGAACGTTATCTTCACAAAACAGCCCTCGAGCGATCACGTGCCTGGTAATCGATTGCATAGGAAACAGAAATCTAGGCGACCGACGAGATTGGACCAATTGGGAATGGTAAATGTAAATTGGTAACTCCGTATCATAAAAGATGATTCGCGGGATCTCACCATCGGATAAAGTCAACAACTTTTGTACATCATCGGGTTGATACATTGGACTAGACCTGCTACAATGTTTAATCTCATAAATATAGTACAGATCAGGGAGCTCCACTCTAAATCTTCCGGCAAAGATTCCTTCCACTAAAATCACTATGTCCTCAGGGAATAGCGTGGTTAAGTCTCGAAGGATGAAAGTTCGATGAGGATAATCACGGGGCTCTTGGTAGTGTTGACCATTATCCTGGTAGTAAGAACTAATGCCATGAGGCTCTCGAATGTGTACGGTATGAGCTACTCTGTCATATCCTTCTTCTATATTTGCAAATCCTGGAGGATCTTCCAAGTAAGGAGAATCTAGTGAAACTAGTGTTCTATGAATGATCAACCCTTTATTCAATCTACTATACGCGCTTCTAGGCGACAAGATGCACTCCATCCCAATGTTGAATCGGTCTAAAAAGTCTTCTCGGATCATTGTGAGACCTTGAAGCATTATATTAGGATCTCCCTCTTGTGGCTCGACTACCTGACCTAAAGCATTGGTATACCTCACTTGTGTATCGGGCACTTTCCACGAAGCCTGAATAGCATTGATATCGTTAAATCGCACGTACTCCGTCCCGAATGTTGTGCCTTTAAGGATCTCCCCAACAAATGATCTCACAGAATTATAATCGGACGCTGCCAATCTATCTCTCCCGATCAAATCCCGCATAATTTCCACTCCAGCTACATTAATATTATCAGAGATGATCATGTTGGTTAAATAAAAGGGTTCCAGAAGACGTGTACTAGCTTCGACAATGGCATTGTCATCTGATAGATGATCTCCCGGGTTTGGAGCATTAAAAGAGCATTGGTGTGAATCTTCGAGTAGCGGCTCATAATGCGCTCCTTTAAATCTCATATGGAAAATAATAGACCAAACCATCTGGGGTCTGATAACTAGCTCTCTATACGCTCGGATCTCCACGGGTATCTTCTGAGGGTACGTTACCCTATCATGTGCTACCAAGACCATTTGTGGAGGAAAAGGAGTTCCCAGCTGACCATCATAGAAATCGACGAAGAATGTCTTCCTGTTAACCATCCAGCGCAAAGGTACACCAACCTCTCTACTCATTCCTAGTCCGTGAGAAATCATGGCTCCATTGATAGCATCAAACAAATAAGTAGCTTTCGATTTAAATCCCTTATCAGCGTTCACATTGGTGGTCTCGACCCACGTCTTACACTGCTCAACGATTGCGTTGATTCTCAGTTTAAACTGGGATGTTTCTGCGGTCGCTACTTGCATCAAAGGGTATGGCAGAAATGTCGTCATTTCACCTCTCATCCTCGGAAACCTAGCCAAATGGGCTTTGGTATGTGGAGATGGATGGACCAAAGGGCGTAACAGAGCGTGAATCGATCGGATCGCTGGACAATTATGAGGGATGACAATATGGGGAAGATAAATCGTGGGGATGTGTTGATTCGCCCAATATTCAATGTCAGTAGGATCGTTGATTGTTCCAGCTTCATTATTCACCCAACCACATGCTTGTATAAAGTTCTGAAACTCAGTGTTCCAAAGAAGACTGATGATCGATTTTAGAGTTCTAGCCAGTCCAGCACCTGCCAACTTCGCAACACCAGGAGTAAAGACGAACATCATCAGTATTTCAAAAAGGGACACAATCAGTTTAACATGCTTGATGTTGAAGATTTCAGGGATGACACTAGGAAACACTAATTGAGGAGTAACTTGAAGCATTAAAGTCTGAACTGCATCTTCGAAACTTGATTGGGCCAACCTCGTTTTAACTAAGTCTACCAACACCGTATCTAATCTATTAGGAGGGATAGAGTCAAGAGTAGGGGTAGACAGCTCCGGAGAAACAGTGCCTAACTGAAGGAAAGCTTGTTCATTCACGGTCAAAATACTCTCAAACAAAGATTTAGATCCAGCGGCGGCAATCAAAAGCCCTGATAACTCGAAGTCTTCAGAAAGTAATCTTCCAAACTTTAATTCATCCCACGAACCTAAAACAGTTGTTTGAACGTCACTCATCGAGTAAGCCGATAAAGCAGGTTGAGCCATGTCCTGAGTAAAGTCTTCATCTAGAAAAACTCGTGCCGTACGATTCAGAGCCATCGCCGTTGGTGTATCAATGTTTAGAGCTTGGGTCACCACAACATCTTTTGCCAATCGAACTGATCTTCTAATCGCCCTGACTTCACCTATCCTGTATGGAGTTTCGTCTAGAATTTCGCGAGCAACGTGCGGCATGTAAGGAAGTCTGCGACTTATTGTTGACAGGACGATTGAAGGGTACAAGGGCAGCATGATTTTCCTTGCCAACACCGTGCTGAGCAGATTAGTAGGTAGGAAATTGGTATGGAAAGTCGTGACATTACTCTTCTCTCCTGAAATCTTTCCATATTGCAAAACTACCTCAGTCTTCCTCGCAAAGTTTAGGGCCCAGGCTAACGCTCCTGATACGATTGAAAATTTATCAGCACTAGTCACAGGTGTCGCCAGAACGGATGTTAAACTTTTAAAAACAGATTTAGCCATTGGTACACCACACTCCATAGTCACTCCTGATCCGGCTACAAACGCTGGGTTAACTTCACATATCACATAAGCTACATTTTTGTTAAATACCTCGTCGGAACCAGATCTTAACTGGGAGACATCTTCGATCGTTGAATGATCACCGTATTCCTCGCGCTTCTTGAGTGTTAGAATCTCATCCTCCAGAGTGACTGGAACTTGTAAAAAAGCAGGAATAATCTCTCGCACCGTTGGCTCGCTCGTAGTTAGCTTGATCTTTTGGGATCTCCAATTTGCAACTTTGGTGGTTGATCCGACATCCTGAGAGCGGGGTGGTATTGTTACGAAAGTGGTTTGAAACGGCGTTCGAGAATTCGTACCAACACCTATTGCTGCAGAGGCTTTCCTGATATTCATGGCTTCGGCGCTTACCTTCTCGGCTGTCACTATCTTATCAACTTCGGCAGTAGTCTCCACCTTCACCACTCCTTCATTAGACTCCGCTTTCAATGTTGGCACATGCACCTCAGTTGGCTTTAAAGCTGTGATCTTCGCGAGAAGCTCTTTCACTAAATTAGGATCTTTAAGCAAAGTGTCCAGATCAGGCACACTGGTTTTCGCTTGCGGTATGATTTTGAGAGTTTCTGATGTCACTGACTTAGGAATCGCTTCTGGCTTTGGTTCCTCAACTTTTGGTTTCTCGCTGGATGTGGCCTCTCCTGTCTTCGGTTTCTGGAATTCTTGCAATAAAGGTGTAAGGGTGGGAGGATTTGCTTGGGTAAAACGTTTTCGCTTCTCTTCCTCTTCTTTCATTAGTAATGCGTGTTGTTGGACTGTTGATTTGCGGTTGGCTGCCATGGTGACTATGAATGATCGGTTTATGATTTGGCTGATGTGGTTGGTGACTACAACGTAAAAAACT